CACAGGAGCAAACGATGGACGAGACCATCACCGAGACGGGCGGAGAAGCCCGTAGCGAAGTGAATCTGGATGCGGAGCGGCAGGCGGCAGCGCTGGCCGAGCGGACCCGCATCCTGGAGTTGGACAAGATCGGGCGGGCGGCCAAGCTCGACGCCCGGCTCATCGCGGAACACGTCGAGAAGGGCACCGCCATTGAGGACTTCCGGAAACTGGCCCTCGATGAGCTGGCCCGGCGCAGCGAGGAGACGCCTATTCGCAGCGCCACCGTTGTGGTCACCCGCGACGAGGCGGACACGCGGCGCGCCGGGATCGCGGCTTCGCTGTTGTTCCGCTATGACCCGAAGTTGTTCCCGCTCACCGACGAGCTGGGCCGCGACTGGGTTGGCATGACCCTGCTCGACCTGGGGCGGGAGTGCCTCGAGGCCGCCGGCACGCGCACGCGGCGCCTGAGCCGCAATGAAATCGCCAAGCTGGCGCTCGCGACCTCGGACTTCCCCTACATCCTGGCCGATGTGGCCAACAAGACCCTGCGCCAAGCTTACGAAGCGTATCCGCGGACCTTCCTGCCGTTCTCGCGGCGGCGCACGGCGGCCGACTTCAAGAACATCAACGCGCTCCAGATTGGCGAGTCGCCGGCGCTCCAGAAGGTCAACGAGAAGGGCGAGTTCACCTACGGCTCGATCGCCGAGTCGAAGGAGACCTACAAGCTCGCCACTTACGGGCGGATCGTGGGGATCACCCGGCAGGTGATCATCAACGACGATCTCGGCGCTTTCACCCGGATCCCGGCGGGCTTCGGCGTGGCGGCGGCGACCCTTGAAAGCGATACGGTTTGGGGCATTATCACCTCTAATCCGGCGATGGGTGACGGCGTGGCCCTGTTTCACGCCAACCACTCGAACCTCAACACCGGCTCGGGCAGCGCCTTGGGGCTGACCGGCCTGGGGGCGGGCATGGCCGCCATGGCCAAGCAGAAGGGACTGGACGGCGTCACCACGCTGAACGTGCAGGCGCGCTATCTGGCCGTGCCGGTGGCGTTGCAGCTCACGGCTTTCCAATTGGTCGCGACGAACCTGGCGCCGGTTGAGAGCGCCAAGGTGGTACCGGAATACATCCGGGCGCTCGTGCCGATCGCCGAACCGCGCCTGGACGCCGCGAGCACCACGGCGTGGTATCTGTTCGCCTCGCCGGATCAGATCGACACGATCGAGTACGCCTACCTCGAAGGACAGGACGGCGTCTATATCGAAACCCGCCAGGGCTTCGAGGTGGATGGGGTTGAGATCAAGGCTCGCCTGGATTTCGGCGCGAAAGCGATCGACTGGCGCGGGATGCAGAAGAACGCGGGTGCGTAAGGAGGAACGACGTGAAGAACTATGTGCAAAAGGGTGAAACTCTGACGCTCGTGGCGCCCTATGCCGTCAGCTCGGGCGGTGGGGCGCTGGTGGGCTCGATCTTCGGCGTGGCCGCGGGCGACCTGGCCAGTGGCGCCGAGGGCGAATTAAAGGTCGAGGGCGTCTTCGACCTGACGCGCGAGACCGGCGGGGGGACGGCGTGGTCGCCGGGCGACCTCGTCTACTGGGACAACACCAACAAGCGCGCGACCAAGACCTCGACCGGCAACAAGCTGATCGGCGTGGCGGTGAAGGCCGCTGCTGACGGTGACGCCACGGGCCGGGTGCGGTTGAACGGTGCATTCATCTCCTGATGGCGTTCGCCGATTCCGTCGGTCGCTTGGACGAAGCCTGCCTGCGGGCCTTCGGCCGCGAGGTGACATACACGCCGCAGGCGGGTGAGCCGTTCACGGTGACCGGGATTCTCGATACGGGCGTGCGGCCGGAGGAGGCCGCGCCGGGTGCCTATGCGCTGCTCTTCGTCAGGGCGGCTGCTTTCGCGCAGCCGCCCGCGCGAGGAGATGAGGTGACGGTAGGCGGCTCGGTGTACAAGGTCGTGGATCTCGAAGCCGACGCCGAGGGTGGCCTTCGGCTGGTGCTGCATTTCAATCGGGCAGTCTGATTTGTGCCCAGCGTTCGCATCTGGTTCAAGAAGCAGCTCCGGGTGGATCATCTGAACTTCCGCCAGTTCCAGATGCTCAAGCTCGGCACTGTCGGGCTTGCGGCGGTGAAGAACCGCCTGGCCGCCGGCCTGGGGCCGACTGATGCGCCCGCCAAGCCGCTCGCCAAGCGCTACGCAATCTACAAGGCGAAGCGGCTGCGGCGGCGTGCTGTGCGCGACCTCTCGCTCACCGGCAATATGCTGCGCAATCTCTCGGTGCGGACCGTCAGCGAGCGCGCGGCCAAGGCGGCGCTGACCTCGCGTCAGGAGCGCATCAAGGGCCTGGCCAACCTGCGGCGGGAGCCCTGGCTGGTCTTCTCGCCAGCCAACCGTGCTGCGGTGCTCGAGGCGGCCCGCCGCATCCTGCGCGAGATGACTCCCAGGCTTGTGCTCGAGCGGTTCCTCGGGGGCAAACCGTCATGATCAATCCCGCAGAGCTGGTCGATGCGTTGGTCGAAAAGCTGCGCGCCATTCCCGAGTTGGTCTTGGAGATGGAGGGCGATCCGGAGCGGATCCGCGCCTACCACGACCTGTACCCGAAGCGTGTGAGCCTCGTGTTGGCGATCTACGAGATGCCGGTGCCCTCCATCCTGGTCGCCTGGCAAGGCACCACGCCGGGCAGTTTCGGCTCAAGCGAAGCCTGGAAGCACAACCTGTCGCTTTACCTCCGCGCGCGGGAGACATTCGATGGCGCCCCACCCACGGCCTACTACCGGCTGTTTGATCTGATCGTCAACGGCGTGCCCGCCGGCAGCGCGCTGAAGATGCTCTTCACCACGGTGCACCCGGCGTGTCATCCGATGGATCTGCCTTCGATCCAGCGCGCCACCGACGAGCAGGGAACCGACTACTTCGAAGTGACGGTGAGCTTCACCGAGATGGGAGACTGAAATGCCCGCGAACATTCGTGAAACCAAGATTGGCTTCGGCTACAAGAAGCAGACCGATCTGGCCACAGCCAACGCAGTGGGCGATATCTGGAGCCTCACCAAGACCAATGCTGCGCTTACAACCGTCACGCTCAACACTGAGAATGACGCGGCCGAGCTCGGCAAGGGCCACGAGTTCGCCACCCAGACGTTCAAGTCGCACTGGGATGTGAGCGGCTCGATCGAGAAGTATCTCTCGAGCGAGATCGCCGCCTGGGCGTTTGTGTTTGGCCTGGGCGGCCGGGTCAAGAGCGGCACGCCGCCTACGATCACCTACACCTGTACGCCACAGGATCCGGTTACGGGCGGCATCGAGCTGCCGGCGTTCTCCTTCATCGAGGCGATCCGGCAGGGCGCAAGCGCCGTGCTCGACCGCATGGCGGTCGGTTGCGTGGTCGAGGAATTCCGGATCACGCTGGGCAGTGGGCCGGGTCGGGCGAATTCGCGCATCACCGTCAATTTCGCCGGCTCGGGCAAGCTGGTCGAGCCGAGCGGGATCACGCTGCCTGCCGGTACCGCGGAACATCTGCTGCCGGGCGCGAGCGCCCAGGTCGTGATCAACGGCGTAGACTACGTCACCAGCCGCAACCTGGTCTCGCTCGAGCTGGGCTTTAAGAACAACCTCAGGCTGGACTCGGGCTTCTATCCGGGCTCGGGCATCCAGGACGGCGCGGCCATTCGAGGGCGCCTGGAGTTCGGCGACCGCGAGGCCTCGCTCAAGTTCGTGGCGCGGTTTGAGCACGGCTCGACCGAGCTCACCAAGCTCCGCAACCAGACTACGGGCACCGCCGTGGTCAGTCTTCAGGGCGATCTGATCTCGGGCAGCGACTATCACTCGCTTGAGGTGACCTTCCACAAGGTGGCCTTCCGGACCGCTGTCGTCGGAGATACCGACGGCATCGTGACCGTCGAGGTCGAATGCCACCCGCTGTGGGATGCGACCAATGGACTGCTCACCGCAGTGGCGAAGTGCAGCCAGGACAACATCGGCTGATAGGAGGAGTTATGGAACAGAGCAACGTGTTCGATTCCGCGCGCCAGCTCGAGATCCAGCTTCGCTCGGCGGAGGGCGCCAGCACGGTGAAGGTCCGCTTCCCGACCGATGAGGAGTGGATCGAGCGGCAGCGGCGCCGCAAGATCATCATCAAGCAGCTCGGGCGTGGGGTGTCGGAGACGACCATCCCCAACGCCGAGGAGGTGGATGCGGACCTGTTCCGCAAGATCCGCCTCGACGAGGGCGATGAAGTTGACGCCTATGAAGCCAGCCGGATCATCGAGCAGTTGAGCCTGGCCGAGGTGGATGACGTCGTCCCGGAGGGCGCCGCGTTCCGGGTTCTGCTGCGCGTGCCCGGCGGGACTACGGCACATGTCCTGCGCATGCCGAGCGCCAAGGACGTGATCGAGTACCGCCGTAGCTTCGCGCGCATCCTGGACCTGCCGTTCAACCGCCAAGAGCTGACCGTGAATCTCGGTGCCGCTGGCACGCTATACCAAAAGCTCGTTCAGGCGACCGAGGGCTACGCCGGCGCGGCCCCGATCATCCACCAGGCGGTGGCGGTCAAGGCCGCCATCGACGCACTGGACGCCGGATTCCAGGAGGAGCGCAACCCAAACTCCTGAGCGGGGAGTGGCCCGAGCGCCCCTCCCTGCGCTACCTGGTCTACTGGTCGCTGCGGCGCAATCAGTTGTGTGATCCGGCGCTCTGCCCTGACGCCCCCGAGGGTGGCCGCTGCGATCACTGCCCGCTGGATCGGTTGGATGCAGCGCAGTCTTCCGAGCCCGGCCAACTGCTGCGCCGGGCACTCGATCTCCGGGCGGCTTTCAAGCTGGGTGTCAAGCTGTCGCTTGATGAGATCGCCGCGGATGAGTTTCAGGCCATGCTGATCGTCGAAGAGGAGCAGGCGCGCTTCGACGAGGAGCGTCTCAACCGCCATGGCTGACAGCAAGCTCGAACTGGTCGTCACCGTCGATGCGGACAAGGCCAATGCGTCCATCAAGAGCGTCAACGCGGGCCTGTCCTCAATCGAGACGACCGCCTTGAGCGCCGCCCGCGGCGCCTCGCGCGGCATCGACGGAATGACCGCCGCCATGGTCAAGGGCGCCACAGCCGGCAACCTGCTCGCCGATGCCATCAAGACGGCTCTGAGTTGGGCGAAGGCCTGGACCATCGACGCGGCAAAGCTGGCGGCACACGAGGCGCGCCTGGAGGCCTCGACGCTCGCTCTGGCTCGCGCGCATGGCGTGAGCGAAGCCGCGGCCCTGAAAGCTGTGGAAGCCATCCGCAAGATCGGCTACCACGGCGAAGAGGCACTGCATACCATCACCCGGTTCATCGCCGCCGACATGGACCTCGCCAAGGTCGAGGGACTGGCGAAGCTCGCCAAGGACGCCGCCGCCATCGAGAACATCGCCGCCGGCGAGGCGCTGGAGAAACTGCTCATGGCCGTGGAGGGCGGCTACTCGCGCGGCCTGCGCACCATGGGCCTGTTCGTGAACCTGGAGAAGGAGCTTGCCCTGGAGGAGCTGCGCCGCAACCGGGCGCTGACCGAAGCGGAGCAGAAGCAGGTCCGCTACAACGCCATCATGCGCGAGGGCGCCAAGATCCAGGGCGCGCACGCGGCCGCCTCCGGCGAGGCCGAGATGATGCTCAAAGCGCTCGGCCGCCAGATGCAGAAGCTCCGCGAGCAGGTGGGCGCGCGCTTCCAGAAGGAGTTCAAGGACCTCATCAAGCTGTTCAAAGACGCCGCCCAATGGGCCACCGAGAACGCCGACACACTGGCGAAGTTCGGGCGCGTGGTCATCGAGGTGGCCACGGTTCTGGCCACCTACCAGTTGGCGAAGAAGATCGCCGAGCTGGCCGGGGCCTTGAGCGCCTTGAGCCTGGCCTCGGTGGGTCTGCGGGCCGGTCTCATCGGGGCCGGGATCGCCGCGCTGGGCTTCGTGTTCTACGAGGAGAAGCGCAAGTGGGACCAGCGCGCGGCCTTGCTCGACGAGGAGATCAAACGCGCCCGCGTCCAACAGATGGTCCGCGACGGCCGCTCGCTCAAGGATCTCGAGGAGGCGGGCTTCAGCCGCGAAGAGATCACCTACGGGATGACCGGGAAGAAGTACCTGCCCTGGGCCGTCCCGCCGGGAGGCTTCGAGCTTCCGAGGCCCGCCGTCAGGCTCGAGACCGGGCCGACCGAGGAGGAACTGAAACTCCAGGCTGAGATCCGCAAGCGCCAGGCCGAAGCCGCGCGCACGACGCTTGAAAGCGCCCTGGCCGCAGAGGCGGAAGCGGTCAAAGGGCCGGCGCGTGCGCTCTTGGACATCGAGCGCGAGGCTCAGCGGTTGACCACGTTCGTCGATGAGCGCGGGGTGATCCACCGCTACACGCTCGTCGCCGAGGCCCGCCATAACCTCGAGCGCGAACTCCAGGCCAAGCTGCGTGCGCTCCAGAAGGAGAGTATCGAGGAGACCTGGAAGCGCTACCGCGAGGAGTACGAGCAGCGGCTCGCCTGGGAGACGGAGCTTTACCAGCGTCGCCTGGCCAACGATGAGGACACCGCGCGCCGGGTGCTCGAGCACACCGAGCGGGTCTACGGCTTCGAGGAGCAGCGTGCCGGCTGGGTGCGCGACGCCCAGTTGCGCCAGGCCGAGGCGACCGATGCACAGACCATCGAGCAGAAGGTCGCCCTCGAGCAGCGCAAGATGGAGATCGAGGTCGCCTACCTGGAACGGGTCAACGAGATCAAGCAGCGACTGTTTGATATGGAGACCTCGCGCATGGTGCTCGAAGAGGAGGCCAACCTCCGGCGCTTGGGCTACCGCGCAGACGAGATCAGGGCGCGGATCGGGGAACTGACCCAGCAGCGCGAGGAAATCCGGCGGCAGCAACAGGAGGCCATTGACGCCGCCGTCCAGGCGGCGCGTGAGAACGCTGCCATCCGCCAGACCGAGATGATCCGGGATCACAATCGGCAGATCTTCGAATCGCTCAAACGCCAGGCTGAAGGCGTCTTCGATGCGCTGCTGACGAAATCCCAGTCGGTCTGGTCGGCCATCGGCAACGCGCTCAAGACGGCGATCCTGACGGCTATCAAAGAGATCGTCTCCTCGCGCGTGGCCGCCCTGCTGATGCAGTTGTTCAGCGGGGCGCGCGTTCCCATCGCCACGGGAGTTCGCGGCAGTCGGCTCGGCGCCCTGCTCGGCATTGGTGCCGCACCGGTCTTTGGCGGAGGCGGGCCAATTCCAGGCGGCTCGGCTGGCGGTTGGGGGACGCCACCGTTCGTGCCGGCGGGCGCAGGCTGGCGAGCAATGCTCGGCGGCTGGCGCGAGTTCCTGGGCATCGGCGGCTCGATCCAGCTTGCGCCGGGCGTCGCCACCACCTGGCAGGCGGCCACACTCTGGCAGAAACTCTCCGCCATTGGCCGTTCGCCCGCCGCGGCCCTGGGTGGCGGGTTACTCGCCCTGGCCGGCCTCCAGCGCGGGGGCCTTTCGGGCCTCGCGATGACCACGGCAGGTGGCGCGCTCGTCGGCTTCAAGTATGGCGGGCCGCTGGGTGCAGCGATCGGCGCTGGTGTTGGCGCCATCGCGGGCATCGCTCGCCTGTTCGTCAAGAGCGCCGAGGAGAAGGCTCGCGAGAAGATCAAGGCCACCTACGGCGTCGATATCCGCGACAAGGGCATCCTCCGCCAGATCGTCGAGACCGCCAGACAGACCTTCGGCGGCAACCTGGACGCCGCCATCCGAAGCCAGCAGGTCCGCGATCTGGTCGAGCTGTACGCCATGGCCACCGGCCAAAGCACCGCTGGCCTGCCGCCCACCATGCGCCCGGTGTCGCTGCTCCAGCAAGGCGGCGCGCTATACCAGCAGACGTTCACCGCCGGTGCCGCGCCCTCACTGGATCGCATCGCCGGCGGCACGCCCGCATCCGCTGGCCCGACGATCATCAACATCAGCGTGCCCGGCGCCAAGGAGTTCTTCGAGAAGGAGACGGTGCGGGTCGTGCTGGACAACCCTCGCACTGTGCAGGCCTCGTCCCTCGCGGCAACCAAGGCCAACGCCGGTCGGCGGGAACTGGTGGCACTCCAGCTCAGCCCCGGCACGCTCACCGCCTAGGAGGACCTATGGCCACCATCCGCCGTCACTATGACGCGCTCCGCAAGACGCTGGGCGCCGTGATGATCCTCTACCTCCTCTTCCTTGGCGTTCAGTTCGCCGTCGCCATGCGCGACGGCGCCCAGACGCAAGAGACCGATCGCATCCAGCAGCTTGAGCGGCGCATCGACCGCCTCGACCACGAGCTGGAGCGCGTGGACGCCGCCCAGCGCCTCACCCGGATCGAAACCTACATCCAGACCACCAAGGAAGCGCAGGCCGCCAACCGCCAGATGTTCCTGCTCATCCTCGCCACCCTGACGCTCATCCTGGTCGGTGTGATCCTGCTGCTCGTGGGCCGCGGTCCTGGCTCGGGCAACAAGAACCCTCCCTCTACCCGCGGCGCCGACTTCAACACTGCGGTGGCCGTGGTCCTTAAGCACGAGGGCGGCTATCTCGAAGACCATCAGACCGGCGAGATCTCCAAGTTCGGTCTCACGGCCGATTTCCTGCGTTCGATCGGCCTTCCAGACGATCGGGACTCGATCCGAAACTTGACCCAGGAGCAGGCGATCGAGATCTACCGCGTGCACTGGTGGGAGAAGTACGGCTTCGATCGCATCCGAGATCAGCGCGTGGCCACCAAGTTCTTCGACCTGGCGGTGAATCTGGGGCCGCAGCGGGCGACCCGGCTGCTTCAACAGGCCTTGAATCACTGCGGCGCGCAGCTTCCTGTGGACGGAATTCTCGGCGAGCGAACTATCGCCGCTGCTAACGAAGCCGCGCCCGAATGCGTGCTCGCTCAGTTGCGCGCGCTGGCCGCCGAGCACTACCGGACGCTAGCAGCCAAGGACCCCAAGTACCTCCCGTATCTCAAAGGCTGGCTGGAGCGGGCCTCGCAGTAATGCCGGGATCAGTCACCAACGCCGCGCCATCGACGGTGCTGCCGTGGAGCCTCTCGCGCGCCTTCGTGCGCAGCCAACAGTATCCGGCCATCGAGAACGAGTATGCGGGCGGCGAGTCGCAGCGCTCAGTGCTGGCTTCGAACAGCCGCAAGCGCTGGCGGCTGGCGAAGCGGCTCACGCCGGCCGAGCTTCAGGCGCTGCGCGACTTCTATGATGCGCGCAAAGGGCCAGAGGAGCCGTTCTACTTCTACGACGTCTGGGAAACAAACCCCAAGTTCAGCTACGACCCAACCGGCCAAGCCACCCAGGGCCGCTACACCGTGCGTTTTGAAGGCGGCTGGGAGCAGTCGGCCGGAATCGGGCTGATCGAAGTCACCTTAGAGCTCGTGGAACTTGCCTGACTACATAGGCAACATCGAAGTCCCGGAGATCACGCCGAGCGGAGTGTTTCCGCTGGTGCCTGACTACCCGCACGGGCGCGCGCATCAGCCCGAGGTCGTCGTCCACCAGTTTGGCAGCGGGAACGCGAAGATCGAACAACGATTCCTCCTTGGCACAGGCGCGAAGCGTTTCACGGTTCGAAAAGCTCACCTGCGCGAAGTCGACCGCATCGCCCTGCGCAACTTCTGGGAGCAGCACTACGGCCCCTACGGCGCCTTCACCTACAACGCACCGAACGATGACGGAGGCGGCACCACCCCTCACACTTGCCGCTTCGCCAACGAGCCGCTCTCCTGGGAGATGCTCGGTGCCGTCGTCTGTTCGGTTGGTATCACTCTGATCGAGATTCCGCAGTCTTCGCCCGCCTACCCGCTCAACCAGACGGTCACCCGCTTCCCGCCGCAAGCGCTCAAGGATGCCCTGCTCTCCCAGGTGCAGCAAATCATCCCTCTCGTAAAGATCGTCCCCAAGCAGACGGGCTACCCGGCGATCCACGTCTCCGACCGGCGCTGCACCATCGGCAGCCAGCTCTATCAGGCGCGTCTCGTTGAGTTCGACGGCATCTCCCAGTCCATCGGCAACGAGGCTGACGAGGCCCGCTTCGTCTTCGGCAACGCCGATCGCGTCATGCGCGCGCTGGCCAACGACGTGGACCTCTACCGCGCCTCCATCGAGTTCTCGCTGTTCCATGTAGGCACCGGCATCAAGCTCGACCTCTGGAAAGGCGAGATCATCGACTGGTCCTTTGACTCCGGCCCGGAGTTCAGCGTCCGCGCCGCCGACGGCATCTACGAGTTGAACCTCCCCTATCCGACCCGCCGCATCTCCCGCACCTGCTGGAAGCAGTTCAAAGACGGGGCCGGTTGCCCCTACGTCGGCCCGGACACCACCTGCGACAAAGGTTACGAGACGCCCAACGGCTGTGTCACGCACGGCATGAAGCGCTACTACGGCGGCATCCTGGCCGAACCGCAGAGCGTCCGCATCAAGGACAACTCCACCGGCGTCTGGGGCTTCGGCCGCTCGACCATCACCAGCGTTTCGCTGGTCGCCGATTCGATCTATGACCAAGTCGTGCCCGAGATCTACACCGACTCGGACATGCCGGTGAATGCCAAGATCGCCGCCGGGCGCGACGAAAGCGACTTCTACAACGCGCTGGCAATCGTGGGCGAAGGGCCGCTCGGTGCCTACGGCAGCGGCCATACGCTCGATGGGCAGTATCACCACGGCCACCCGGGGCCGCTTGGGTTGCGCGAAGTCCTGGGCAACGATCCTGCGGGCCAGACCGACTATTTCTCGCTCGGCCCGGACTACAAGCAAGTCTTCGCCGCAGGCACGGCCTTCCTCGAGCTGCGGCGCTCGGATGCCAAAGGGCTTCAGCTTTCCCGGCTCAGCGAGCATGAACTCCAGGCCGTCGTGCGCCGTGGCTTGAGCGGCTGGGTCTGGACGGCGTCCGGCGAGCGCACGCCACAAGTGCTCACGAACCCCATCTGGATCGCGGTCAACATGCTGCTGCGTGCGCGCGGTTTGCGCTTTGCCGATGCCGCCACCTGCGAGCAGTTCTTCGATGTCGAGGCCGCCATCGCGGCAGCAGCGATCTGCGACCAGCAGGTTCAGAAGCTGATCGGCAGCGGCTACGAGACCCAGTTCAAGTTCCGCGGCGTGCTTCAGGAAGAGAAGCCACTGCGCGACTGGCTCCAGGAAGTTCTCATGAACTGCCTGGGCTACTACACGTTCGCCTTCGGCAAGCTCAAGCTCGGCGTGCGCGTGAACTCTTCAGCGGTCGAGGCTTTTACCGAGGGCAACATCCTCTTTCAGTCGCTCCAGTTGGCGCCGCTCAAGCCCAGCTTCAATCACCTGACGGCCAACTTCGCCGACGAGGACTACCAGTTTGTCGCGAACTCGATCACCGTCTACGACATCGACCATGCCGCCCTCATTGGTGGCGGCGCGGGGCCGCTGTTTCTGAAGTCCAACGTCAACCTCTCAGGCTGCGCCTCAAAATCCCAGACGGGCCGCATTGTGAGCGTGCGGCTGCGCGAGGAGCTGGGCGGCATCACGCCGCAGGAGTGGAAGAACGCCCGTCAGTTGAGTTTCCGCACCACGGTGCTCGCCTTGAACACCGAGCCCGGCATGGTCTGCTCGATGACGCACCCGGACATGCCCGGTGGCTCAGGCGAGTTCCGCGTCACCTCCTGGCGCCTCAACCGCGACTACTCGATCGATATCCAGGGCTGCACGACGACGGATTCGATGTACGACCTGGTCACCGGCCCGAAGCCCGCCGACGTGGTGCCGGAGCCGCCCAGCGAGGAAATCCTCATCGACACCGGAGTGCCCGGGGTGCTGACCGGCACACCGAAGCTCGGTGATTACGGCACCTTCGTGCTTGATGAAATGAGCGTGGCGCCGGACGCCTCCGGCAACATGAACATCGTCGGCGCCCACGAGATCACGCTGGCGCTCTACTACGTGGATGAGCTGGCCGCCGACCTCTGGGCCTCGCTCGACGCGGCCGTCGATGCCGACACCGACCCGCTTACCGTCTCCTGCACGGTAAACCCGGCCACCAGCCGCGTCTTCCGCGTGGGCGATTTCATCGTGTTCAATGACGAGGCGGCCGACTCGAACCACTCCGGCCGCCGGTCATACGAGTGCGCACAGATCGTGGGACCGGGCAACCCCGGCGACGTGGTCCCCTCCGGCAACTTCGTGCTGCAGCGCGCCTGGCCCGGCGTCGATCCAGGTTTCGCAACCTTCGGGACCTTCCGGTGCACGCATCTCGCCGGCATTCGCTTCTACAAGCTCGACCAGAAGACGTTCACCTTCAGCGTCAAGAAAGGCTTCTTCCGCACGCCGGGGCTTCCGGCGCGCATCGAGGCCAAGCTCCCGAGCGCCTGTATCGTGGCGGCTGTGGCAGGTGTGGCCAACCACTTCGGCTATGGGCCGTTCACGGTCTGGCCGCTTTCTCATCACAACGAGCCGTTTATGCCCGGCGACCGCACCTGCAATGGCGGCGCTTACACCTTTCAGATCCCCGGACCGCTGGCCGTGCAGGAGAACGTCGCTATTCCGATGAAGGTGCAGGACGCAGCGTCCATCCGCTGCATCTACGCCTACCTCCAGCAGGGCACAAGCGACGGCCAGTCGGCCTACCTGGTGAAGATCAGCCGCGACGGCGGCGCGACCTGGGAGCCGCTCGAGTACATGGGCATCGCGCAGTCAATTCCGACGCCCTACAAGACGACCTACGACTTCCTGGTGCAGAATGAGGGCTACGGATTGCCCGCCACGCGCCGCCTGCCCTACGCCGATTACGGCATCGTCCTGACGCAGGCTATCACCGGCAGCGGCTCGCCCCAGACCGTCTACACCGCCTCCTACGGCGCGAACCGGCTGGGCCTCGAAGCCGGCAAGTTCATCTTCCTCGACCTCGGCGGCGCGAACGAGGAGTACGTGAAGGTCATCAGCGCGGACCCGGACGACCAGACCTTCGAGGCCATCGTCACCCTGGACCACGCCGCCGGCGAACGTATTCGCCCGACCATCTGGCCCACGCCGGTACTGAACGAGGGCGACGACCTGGCCTTCGACATTCTGGGGGTAGCATCACCAGATCCTGGCTCAGGTCTTACGGTGGTCATCCAAACCTGAGTAGTTTCTCTCCAATGGCTCAACAGCGCGGTGCACCGGGATCGCGATCGGTCTGACTAGGCCAGAACACCGAACCTAAGAAAAGTCGCCTATTCCCCCGGTCGTCCGGCGTGTGATAGACTATGTCGAGCACGGTTGTCGAAGGAGGACTGATGTCCACCGATATTCGCGTTCTCCTCGGAGTTCAGGTCTTCGCCGCCGTCTCGCTTGCCGCCGGTCCGGTGTATCTTGTAGGAACGATCACCAACACGACCAACGAGAAGCAACCGCAGACGGCAC